CGCAGATCGCGTGCGCGGCGATCAGGTGGAGCTGCTGGATGAGCGGGGTGATCAAGCCGTCGATCGGTGCCACGATCGCCAGATTGGAGAGCTGGATCAGTTGCCCACCGCCGCGTCCGGTCATCGCGATCACGGGGATGCGTTGCTTGAACGCCGCCTCGGCGGCGCGCAGGATGTTGGCCGAGTTTCCCGAGGTCGAGATCGCCACGAGCACCGTGTCATGATTTGCCAGTGCCGCAAGCTGGCGCTCAAAGACCCGCTCATAACCGTAGTCGTTGGCCAGTGCCGTCAGCGTTGCGGGATCGGTGCCGAGTGCGATGGCTGCCAGCGGTCCCCGGTCGCGCTCGCACCGGCCGACCAGTTCGGCCGCGAAGTGCTGGGCCTGGGCCGCACTTCCGCCATTGCCGGCGATCAGGATCTGGCCGCCTCTTCTCAGCGACTCAGCGATCACCCGAGCGCTGTCTTCGATGGCCTGGATAAAAGCGACGTCGCCGATCGCCGCTTCGATCACGTCGTGCGACTGGTAAAGCCAGGCCTCGATCGGGTTGCACAGCGAAGCCGGGATATCCGGCCGGCCGCGCGAGAGTTCGAGCAACAGCATCATAGGCCGGTCTCGAGCCGGCGCCGTTCGGCTTGGCGGCGCGGGTGCTGCCAGCACGCCCAATCGGGCTGGACCTCGGGCCAGTAGCTGGTGACGCCGAGTACCACAACGTCGGGCTTGGGCGGGATCCCATGGCCCGCCGCGGTGAGGACCGGCTTTTTCTCGACCGGCGGCCGCACGACGACGACCGCCTGGGCCTTCACCGCGCTTTCGTGGCAATAGAGCTTGCCGTCGTCCGTGTCGGTCTCGGCAAACGGGCAGTTGGCACAGCGCGGTAGGGCGCGGATCTCGTGCTCCTGCAGCGGAGCGTCCATCAAAACCCCCTTGGCATTGGTGAGACTGGTGCGACCGACTTGAACTGCTCGAGGTCCCGCTTCATCCAGGGGTTCATATCCTTCTGGCTGTAGGTAACCCCGTCGCCGGCGGCGGTGCCGATGTGGTCGGCGGTGACCCCCGGGTGCTGGCGTTCCATGCGGTAGCGCAGGGCCACCAGCTCGATGCAGGCCTGCTCGACCTCGTAAGGAACCGTCGCATAGCCCGCCTGATAGAGCAGGCTGACGCACTGCTGCAGGCGCGGGATCGGGTAGCCGGTGATCACCAGCTTGGTCGGCGTGAAGGTGTAGCCGGCCGGTGGATAAAACGTGGTCGGCAACGCGTTGACGAGCGAGCCTGGGGTTGGCGCAAACACGATCAGATCGCCCGACTGCACACCGGCGCTGCCCGCACCCTGGCTCATGACGACGGTGGTCGAGGTCGCCGATTGCACCGTCGTGTTCGCCTGGATCGCGTTCAGCGTCGTCGGATCGGTGATCGCCAGCCCTTGGACGATCCAGCTCGGCACCGGACCGGCAAAATGCAGCGTCGCGTTGGCGGCCGCGGTCGGCGCGTTGGTGGTCAAGCTGCCGCTGGTCTGCGGGATCGGCGGGATCGAGACGCCGGCAACCACGCAGGCATAGACCTGCTGGACCGGGTAATTGGCGAAGACGAAGCTGTTCGAGGGCGGGCCGTAGGCGTCGCGCAATTCGTTGTAATTGGTGAGCACGACATCGCGGCCGAGATAGCGCGCCAGAAACCCGCTCGCCGCGGTGATCAGCCGGGTCAGGATCGCATCATCGGTCGAGCCGAAAGTCCCCGTCGTGTTGAGCCACGCCTTGAGGTTGGCAAGGCTCGTCAGGTCACCAGCGGCCATGACGCTCTCCGATCAAATTTACTTCTGGCTCGACGGCGGTGGTAAATCGGCGGCCCTTGCCATAACCCGAAGTCTTGAGTTCCTCGACCGGGAAAAGCCCGTAGCCGACGCCGTGCAGGGTCGCGATGCCCAACGGTGAACCGGCGAGCTTTGCGCGCACCCGCATGACCATAAGTCTGAGCGTGACGATGTCACCGCCGTCCTCGGGGTTTGCCGCCGACCATTGCGCGAGAAACTCCAGTGGAACAAAGCGCCGGAAGCGCTCGCGCAATAGCAGCAGCAGCCGCCACTGCGAGGCCGTAAGCCGGCGGATCTCGTCGCCGACGACGATCGCGTGCCAGCGGTCGTCAATGTAGGCGTGCTCGATCGGCTTTCGTCGACCGCCGTCGATGGGCCCCCCGCAATGCGGGCAGTCCATTACCCAGCAGGGCGAGAGGGCGTTGTCAGTATGGTCGACCAGGCGGCGAGCGCTGCGGCGTTATGCTTCTTCAGCGCCTTCAGTCCGGTCGGGATTGCCTGGGGGTCGTGCAGCAGATGAACGCCAGTGGTAGCGATGGCATCGGCGTCGTCCGAATCCGCCCGCCAGGCGTGTGGCACCCAATCGATCGCCTCACTGGTGACCGAAGGAACACCCTCGGCCACACCGTCGGCGACCACCATGCAAAACGACTCGGTATAGCTGGGCTGGATCAGCAGCGACATGCTGCGCACAACCCGGCGGAAGGCCGGCCAGGACTGCCAGCCCGACTGCACGACCTTGGCGGTCGGCAGGTTCGCATAGAGCGCAAGCAACGCCTTAGTGATCGTGTCGCCGCCACCCTCGGCGCGCCCCGAGCTCACATTGAATTCGACATCGGCTTGAACCCGGGCGCCGATCTCGAGTGCCGCCGCACCAGCGGTCAGGATGTTCTTGAGTGGCCTGGTGGCACCGAATGAGCCGACCCGCAGGATCTTGCCCGGCGACCAGCGCTGCGGCACGGTCAGCGCCGAGCTGAGGTCGTACATATTCGGCAGCCAGCGCATCGGCGTGCGGTACACGGCTTCCCACCACTCGACGAGCTTCTGCGTATTGCCGCCGATATGGCAATTGATCGTGCTGGTCTGCAGGTCGCCAGCCTCGCGCAATAGCGTGACGCCGTTGGGGTCGGCCTGCAGAAAGCCGACGTTGGAATGGCTGACGACGGTGAACTGTAGCCCGTGCCATTGCATGCACAACTGCAGCAGATCGGCGGTCGGGATCCACGGCGCGCTGATCACGACATGGCTGACCGGCGCTTGGTTCTGCGCGCTCGTCGCGGCCAAGCTCTGTTGCAGCCGAGTATTCAGATCGGCGGCCGAGAGGATCGGCCAGACCTCGGTCCAAAAGCCGGCGGCGTTCAAGATCCGCGCATTGGTCAGCGCGGTGACCCCGAGGCCGATATGGCTGATGTGCTTGTGAGCGGCAAAGTTCTTGTATGCGATGACAAGGTGCGCCCGCTCGGAAGTCGGCCGCACGGGCTGCGGCAAATATTGCATGTGATGAGTCTCCACCGGCACCCGGCGCCAGCCGCTACTGGCCACCGAGTAAGGGGGGACCTCGGGAGCGAAGATACGCTGCCGGGGCCGGTGAAGCCGGGCGAGCCCGTGTAGCGGCACGGGCCTGTCCAGGTAATTCGGCGGTTACTTTTTGCTGGGCTTGTCGGCTGCCTCTGGCCTTGATGCGGATGCTAAAACCTCGGCTTCGCGCGGTGGCGGTCCGAGCGCCGGCTGCGGCCCCCCATCGGGGTGCTCGCCGTCGGGCGGAAACACGGTGGGACGGATCGCGCCGCCCTGTGCCATCTCCGGCGCCAGCGGCGAGAGACCAAGCGTTGTTGGGTTGACGACAGGCGCCGGTCGGCGTGCCTCGACTACCGGCAGCCCGGGCACGCCCTCCATGCCGTGCGACTCGGTCAGCTCGCGGACCGCCTCGACCGGGAGCCAGTTGTTGCCCTTCTCGTCGGGCTCAAAGCTCATCCCGCCCCAGGACACTGACCGCGGCGGGCCATCCTTGTACCGCAGCGCGACGAGCGGGTGGGCGGATTGAAAGATCACTGTTCCTTCCACGGGTAAAATCCTGCGTTGTGCATGAAGTGCTGGGCGTGCTCGGCCGGCATGTCGACGAGCCAGGTTGGATAGGTGCTCTTGTCGGTGTGGTCGGCGAGAAAGGGCCGGTATTGCGTGGTGCCGTGTGAGATCGGGTATTGCTCGGCGCCGATCGGTACGACGAGGATCATGCGAGCCTCCGTCTGATGCGGTGGCTGTGCTGCGCCCGGCGGCTCAGCATGCCATCGGCGCGCCGCTTGACGATCTGCGTCCACTGCCCGTCCGGCAGCTCGATCCCGAGATAGCCGCCGGACAGCAACGCCGGCGCCGGCCCTCTCAGGCGGCGCATTGCATCATAGGGGCCAGGCCCGCCGGTGAAGTAAGCCGGGTAGCAGAAATCGGTCAGCCGCACCGTCGGCCAGCGGTGTTTTGCATAGCCATTGCGGTCGGCCTCGACCGCGTCGCAGACTTCCTGCAGGCAGTGATACTCACTGTAGGGTGCCGGCAGCGGCAGGATCGTGTCGGCGTCGGCATCGGCGAGCATCTCGAGCAGCTCGTGCGTCAAGTCGATGGTCCACTGATCGCCGTATTGCATGGCGTCCGCCGCAAACACCTTGCCCTCGGGCGTGCCGGTGTCGTCGTCGTGGTAGCCGCCGGCGCCCGGGACGTCGGTGTGATCGAAGATGTAAAGCGGCCACATGCCGCTCGGCACCGCGTCTTTAAGGCCGGCGAAGTGCAGCGTCGCGGTGAACTGCCAGTGCGGCGCAAAATCCTCGCGGACCTGCGCTTGGAAGGCCGGGATGCAGGCCTTGATCGCGGCATCGGTAAGAACCGTGCAGCGGTTGACGAGGACGATATCGGTCATCGCGTTGGCCTCAATGAATTTGCTCGGAATCGGTGCCGGTTGGCGGGACGACGCTGACGTCGATCACCGCTTTCTGCGCGAGGTTGTTGATCGCGATGCGCTGCGCCATGCGGCGCGCTTCATCAAACGATGGCGCTTCGAGCGCGAAACTGGTGCGGTACTCGACCGTGGCCTGGAACAGCGGCACGGCGTATCTCCGGTTTGTGTGGACGTTGTGTTAGACAGCCCGTTAGCGCGGGCTCGGCAGGCAGGCCGTGAAAATAAAACCCGCCCTTGGCACTCCGCGTCGTGGCCAAGGGCGGGCCCGCCAGGGTTTCGCGGCCCCGGCGGGGAAAACTCAGCCGTTGGCGATGTTGGTGATCACACCCATCGCAAACGGGGCATAGACCGCGAGCACCTGTTCGGCATAGACGCCGACTTGGCGCTGACGGGTCACGATCGGCCAGTCGATCTGGTAGTAATCCTGCCGCGTCTTGACTTCCGCGACATTGGGAACCTCGTTCGACTGGTATTGGATGGGCAGGTTCTCGGCCCAGCCGATGATCGTCCCCGGCGGCACGCGCGGGTGGATCTTGATCGGAATGCGCAGCCCGCCGTTGATCGCAAACGGGTTGTAATAGAACTGAACGACACCCGAGGCAGTCACCTGGTACTCGCCGGTGCTCCCATCAGAGGGAGAGTCGTAGCGCAGCAGCGGGGCGGAACTGGTCGACAGCACCTTGGTGGTGATGTTCTTCAGCTCTTGGCTGTTGACGTAGAGCACGGTCGGCGAAAGCTCGAAGTTGTCCCACATCTTCTGGAACATCGTGTCGATCTCGCTGACCGAGCCGCGGCCCGAGGCGGTCAACGTCGTGCCGGTGCCGGCGGTGCCGGTCGCCAGGATGTTGACATAGGC